AAAGCAGATATGATAAAGTTCTTAGTTGATAGTGCTAAAGGCATTAATACTTCTAAGATTAACAAGGAGGTAAACCCTATGTCAGAAGATACAACAACAGTTGATGCTCCAGTAGCAGATGCAGAAGTATCGTTAGAGGTCACTCCAGAGGCACAACCAACAGAAACAGCAGAAGCAGTCGTAGAAGCAGAAGCACCAGTTGCAGAAGCAGAAAAGTCTGATTCAGTTGTGGAAGATAGTGCTACATCTTCAGTAGAAGATGCAATTCAGAATCCAGAAGCACCTGCAGCAGAAGACGCTGCAAAGGCTGATGAAGTAATCGCAAATGCAATTACTGAAATTAAAGATTCTGTTACTAATGCCTTTGGCGATCTAACAGCAACACTCAAGTCACTTAGTGATGAAGTTGCTAATATAAAGAAGTCTCTTGATGCCACAACAACTGATGTAAATCAGATCAAGGGTACTTTTAATGAAATTGGAAAGAGAGTTGATTCCGTAGAAAAGGACACCGCTTTCCGCAAGTCTGGCGATCTAGGCGAGATCGTGCAGGAATTGGATTCAACTCCAGTTCAAAAATCCCTATGGGGCGGACGTTTCCTCAAATTCTCCGACCTATACAACTAACATAAAAATCACTAGGAGGTGAACAATATGTCAGAAGATATCGTAAAAAACTATCCAGGAACTGTTCTTGGCCACGGCCATGACGGAACAGGTGCAGTAGCATCTGGTTCTACAGCAGACGCAGCAGCCATCGTAAGTGGTCGTGACGGCGTTCTAGGTAACATTACTGGTGCAAATTACGGAACATCAGGTGCCAACGCAGTTAACCCTGTCGGTACCCCAGGTGGTATTCTATTGCCTGAACAAGCACGTCGCTTCATTGATTATGTGTGGGATGCTACAGTTCTCGCTAAAGACGGACGTAGAGTTACTATGCGAGCAAATACAATGGAACTTGAAAAAGTTAACGTTGGTGAGCGTGTAATTCGTGCAGCAGCACAAGCAGACCCTACATTTACAAATGCAGGCGCAACTTTCTCAAAGGTTGAATTGACTACAAAGAAGATTCGTCTTGATTGGGAAGTATCAACAGAAGCACTAGAAGACAACGTAGAAGGCGGCGCTCTTGAAGACCACCTAGTACGTTTGATGACAAGCGCTTTTGCTAACGACATTGAAGATCTTGCAATTAATGGTACAGGAACTGGCAACAACGCATTCCTAAACATTATGGAAGGCTTCGTTGCAAAGGTACAGGGCGGAGACTCACACGAGTCAATGGTCACTGTAGCAGACAACGCATGGACAACAGAGATTATGCAAAACATTATTCTCGCAATGCCACGCAAGTATCGTGCAATCAAGAACAATCTTAAGTTCTATGCAGGTACAGATGCATTCCAGGGTATCGTAAAGAATAACGGAACACTTGCTGATGCAATCGCAGAAGCATTTGCTGGTAAGCCAGCAGGTACACCTGCAAACCGTCAAGCATACCTTGATGGCGCAGCCCAGACATTTGGTGGAGCACGTACAACTCGTGTTCTCGGTGTCGAGGTTCAGGAAGTTCCTTACTATCCTGCAGGTTATATTGACTTGACATTCCCACAGAACCGTGTATGGGGATTCCAACGTGATATCACTGTAAACCGTTTCTATCAGCCAAAGAAGGACACAATTGAATACACAGTATTCGTCCGCTTTGGTCTACAATGGGAAGAACTTGACGCAGTCGCATTCGCAACAGCAGCAAATAACTCATAATCACTGAAACACTTTATAGGGAGGGTAGCGTAAAAACTACCCTCCTTATTTTCTTTTAGGAGTAAATATGTCATATCCAGGAACACCAGAAGATCATAGTCACAATGGCGAAGGTGCAATTGTTACATTGGGAAATCCAGGTGTTATTATTATGGGGCCAAGTGGTCTACAGGTTAATACCTTGGGAACTTCAGGAGCAACTCTTGGAGAAACATCAGGACCAAATGCCGTAAATCCATCAGGAACATCAAGCGGAATTCGCTTACCAATGCAAAACAATTTTGCTAGAGGCAGACGACGCTAATTCTGGTATAATGACATAGGAGGAACTAATGTCTATCATTGAAGATTTGTCTAAAAAGACTGTTATGGAAATAAAGTCTTATGCAAAAAATAACAAAATTGATCTATTTGGTGCAACAACAAAGTTACATATGCTTGAGGTAATTGCTAGTTGGACCCCAAGAGAAGAGCCCAAAGAGTCTAAAAAAGTTGAAAAGCAATTAGACGAAAAGGTAGCATTATTTTCTGAAAGAAATATATACTGGAATGAAGTTGGTGAAGTCGTAAAGGGCTATAACATTGTTACCAAGGAGGTTTCCGAAAAGTGGCTTACGCACGAAAAGGTTCGCATAGCGACTCCTCAAGAAGTAGCAAGGCATTACGGTAAACAAGTATGATAATTCTTAGACTGCCCCCATACCCAATTGAAGTTAAGTACGATGTCCCTTTAGCAAATACCGACTACTTAGTTACTATTGAAAACTCTACAAGAACAGTCAGGGCATCTGAAGTAATTCGATCTAGTGTAGCAAAAGAAGTTACTCTCACCCTTGCTGGTGACTTAATTAAATATGACCACGACTACTCTGTTGAAATTTATAAAATTAATGATGATGAAGATTCAGAAGACAACATTGTTGTTCAGGATATGCTTACAATCATACGACCATATGTTAATCCAAACATACTAGGAACAACTGCAACAGAGATTGCAGAAGCAAAATACAATGAAAGTATTGCCAGAGCAATAGTTGACGCACTAACTACTCGTGGATTTACATTTGAAAGAAAAATTCTTGAGGTTGTTGGTCAGGGAACAGACTATATACCTGTTTGGGGCACAATATATAAGGTCAATCAAGTATTTGAAAACGGCAAACTTGTTTATGATATTACAAATACTGTTGATGGCCCTGCTCTAGACGGATTTAGTTATGAGGTTACAAAAGATAGAACTGCAATTGTAAAAGTTCCTACAGACTCATCTTACTATGACTCAAAAGATCGTTCAGAAAGAAAACCTCTTAAATATAGAGATGCAGGCTCAGACTCATTTTACGTCTACGCCCCATACGAGAATTATGACAACATGTGGACCAATACAAAAAATACAGCAGTCGCATTCCCTGAAGGATTTGATTATATAATTGACTATGACTCTGGATACAAAGTTATTCCAAATGATATACAGGATGCAATGACAATGATTATTAATGATCTTAAGTGCGGAAAAATGGACCATTATAAGTCCTATGTTACCGAATATGAAACAGACCAGTTTAAAATAAAATATGATTCATCTAAATTTGATGGAACTGGGAATATCTTAGTTGACATTATTCTTGACAAGTATACAACAAACTTTCGCACCCCAGGGATGCTGTGATGAACTGTGATACAACAGACTTTATGTACCCAATGCTTGCTGATGTTTATTATCCAATAATTAAGCAAAGCGAATATGGCAAGGCTATTAAGGAATGGATCTTTGATAGAACAATCACATGCAATGCACAGTCTCTAACTCAAAAATCAAACGAAGAAACCTCACCAGCAGTATTTCTAGTATCTGAAGGCAAACTTATTGCAAGATCAAAATCAGACATAAGAACATCTTCAAAAAATGAAAACAACAATATTACTAATATTCTTATAACGAATGTTAGACTTCCAGGAGACAATCTAGTTTATAGAGAAACAGCAGGACCAAGAAACGGAAGAGGAACAATATTTGAAATTGCAACTGTTGAGCCTTTTGTTGGAGGGCTTCAGAGCATTGAGTACTACCACATGGTATGGCGTAGATCTGAAAACCAGACGGTGGGCGACTAATGAATATTGTTATGAACACTAAACATCTTGAAAAAATTATAGGCAATGCCATAGATTATTCTGTTGGATTTTTAGACGGAGCACAAAAAGGCAAGAGCATATTTTTAAAAAATCTTGGAAATAGTACAATTAATATATTAAAAGATTACGTAGATGTTGAAGCACGATCTAACCCAAAAGCCCTACACCACATTTATGAGTGGTATCAGGTTGGCAGCCCTAAAGCAAGACTATATGATTTTACATATGCGGTTAGCAATGCTGGACTTTCTTTTAGGTCAAATTTTAAACAATCACAAAGTTTACCCTCTGGATCATCTGTACCTTTTGAAAATAAAGCAAAGGTTATGGAGGATGGAACTCCAGTTACTATATCTCCAGTAAGATCAGATGTTTTAGCATTTGAAGCAGACGGACAAACAGTGTTTACAAGAAGAGATATAGATGTTCAAAATCCTGGAGGAACAGAAGTGCAGGGCTCATTTGAAAAAACTGTAGATGAATTTTTTCGTGTATACTTTAAACAGTCATTCTTAAAATCTTCAGGACTATACTCTTATATAAAGAAGCCAGTTATATACAAGAAAAACTTTGCTTCTGGTTCAAGAGCGGGAAGATCTGTTGGAACTGAAACAGGCTTTAAATGGATTGCAAATGCACATATTGGGGTAGAATAAGACTATGGCGACAGTAGCAGCAGAAACAGGCTTTCCACCCATTTTTATCAATAAGTATATTATTGCTCAATTAAAAGAGTTTGAAATAGTTACGGGCATTGAAGGAATAGACCCAATAGTACCAGTTCAGTCCACCAATCTAGATGACTTATTTGGGGAAATAACGGTAACGGGGGATGCATTTTTAATAGCATATGACAGACTTGCAAGATACAGACCAAACACAATGTACAGACATAAGAGAGAACAACTAGTTTATACGATCCACTCGTCTAGCGATGCCCAAGGGTTTGATATAGCCAGAATTATTACGGCTGCCCTAGATAGGGAAGACTCAGCAGCACAAGATGTGAATAAATGGCTTATCAATAATCCAGATCAAATCCCAGCATTAAATGTGTTTTTTCATCGTTTTAAGGTTTTTCAAATTGATGAGACAAGAGATCTCGTTGAACTAGGCTCTATCAAGTTCAACTGGAGGGGCAAACTGATAATTGAGTATGACTACCACACCAAAGACTCAGACCTGCCTTTGTATACTTAAAAACGCTGTTATAATAAATACGAGGAAACAGCGCCAAACAACTTAATAACCCTATCTAAGAAAAAGAGGTGAACATATGGCCACTTACAGTCGTGGTACATCAACCAACATTATCGTTGGTGCAGCAGCGCTATTCGTTGCTGATACAACTTTGGACGCTTCATCATTAACCGCCTTTGAGTCTTCAAAGACTTTCAGAGACACACTTACTAATGATGCTGACTATACAAACGTTGGTTATACAATGAACGGTCTCGAACTACAGTTCCAACCTGACTTCGGCGAAGTTACAGTTGACCAGATTCTTGACGTTGCAAAACTTTACAAGCAAGGTATGCAGGTTTCTCTTGCAACAGCATTCGCTGAAGCAACACTAGAAAACCTTCTACTTGCTTTGGCTTACGGAGATTCTAAACTCTCTGGAACAAAGTCAACTTCAAACGGACAGGCACTTAACCTTTCTGCAGGAGATATTGGCGAATGTCCAGTTGAGCGTGGTATCGTTGCAGTAGGCCCAGGAACAGGCGATTGCGTAGATTCTGCTTATATCGAGCGTGTATACACAGCATACCGTGCACTTTCAATTGAAAATGTTACAGTATCTGCAAAGCGTGACGAGGCTTCAATGTTTGAAGTTTCATTCCGTCTACTTCCAGAAGATGTTTCTGGTTCATATGGTAAGATCGTAGATCGTACCTGGACACCAGCATCATAATTTAATATAAAAGCGACACGGCCCATCTCTTAGGAGGTGGGCCTTGTTGTTTAATAGGGCATTTTGTGGTAGAATAGAATTTATATGGCTACAACAATATACAGAAGTGCTATTATTCATTTATTTGATGGCACAGAATTAGAGATTATCCCATTAAAGATTAAGTATCTTCGTGAGTTCATGGATGCTTTTGAAAAGGTAAAAGATACAAGTGGGGATCAAGAGGCAATAGAAAAACTTGTAGAATGTGTAAGAATTTGCATGAAGCAGTATTACCCAAGAATATCTAGTTCCACTGAAGATATAGAAGACAATGTTGACATGCAGACAATCTATACTATTTTAGATATTGCTGCAGGAATAAGAATTAATAAGCAATCTAAAGAAACAGTTAAAAACCAAGTAGAAGAAAGTGGCGATACCTGGGATACTTTAGATTTAGCAAAGTTAGAGTCTGAGGTTTTTTTGCTGGGAATTTGGAAAGACTACCAAGAGTTAGAAAAATCTTTGTCAATGGCAGAACTGATGGCAACACTAGAAAGCAGCAGAGAACTTGACTATAATGAAAAAAAGTTTTTGGCTGCCATTCAGGGGGTTGATTTAGATAGTGAATCTGGCAGCAGTAAAGGCCAGAAAGAATGGGAAGACATGAAAGCCAGAGTATTTAGTGGCGGGGCAACTTCTGATGCAAATGATGTTCTTGCTTTACAGGGTCAGAATGCACAAAAAGCAGGGTTTGGAATTGGGATGGGTCTTGACTATGAAGACGGTAGAGACCCCTCTCTTATGCTATAATTAACATAGCCTATCTAGGAGGAAAAATGGCAACAACAGTACATGAGGGTGAAGAACTTATTCTTATGGATGGCTCAAAGATCAAGGTTCGTCCCTTGAAGATTTCTTTGCTACGTCCATTTATGAGTAAGTTTGAACAGGTGGCAGCGGTGGCAGAAGATAACGAAAAGTCTATGACTCTTCTTATTGAATGCGTACAAATTGCTATGCAGCAGTATAAGCCAGAACTTGCAAAAGATCTGAATGCTTTAGAGGAGATCATGGATCTTCCAACAGTCTATAAGGTAATTGAGGCGGCTTCGGGCGTCAAACTTACTGATGCAAATTCTTTGCTGAACACAGTTCTTGCAAACAATTAAATAAAGAGGTGACATAGATGAGTGATGTTAATGCCAATATTGGCGTACATATTGATACGTCGTCCGCATTAGCAGAACTCAAAAATCTACAACGTCAACTTGCAAATTTCCACGCATCAATAGCAAAAACTAGTGCCGCAGCAACAATGGCACAAAAGGGATTGCAAAACAATCTCCTGAATTCTATCAATGCTACGGGGCAGTTTTCTGCCACGATGGGCACTGTTAGATCATCTACGGAGTCGTTTACTCACGCATTAGAGTCTAATAAACTTTCAATGCGTGAGTATTTCCGTTATGCTGGAGGGTCATCAAAAACCTTTGGAAGACTGTTCAGACAAGAGTTTGACACAATTGGCAAGGTAGCAGAAGATCGTGTCAAGAAGATGCAGACTCAATATATTAAGATGGGTCGTGACGCTAGCGGTGCTATAAAGGCTATGGCAATTACGCCACAAACCTTGAACATGAACGACTATGCCACAAAGACAGCATTAGCAGCACAAAAACAAGCACTTTTTAATCAGGTAGTTAGACAAGGATCAACTAGCCTTTTAAACTTTGGTAAGAATACACAATGGGCTGGCCGCCAACTTATGGTTGGTTTTACAATTCCGCTTGCTTACTTTGGCACAACTGCTTCTAAGGTATTTATGGATCTTGAAGCGCAGGCTATCAAGTTTAAGCGTGTTTATGGCGATATGTTTACAACTGCCGATGAAACAAACAAAGCATTAGCAGAAGTTGAAAAATTAGCAGAAGGTTTTACTAAGTATGGAGTTGCAGTAAGTAAGACTATGGAAATGGCAGCAGCGGCTGCGGCAATGGGTAAAACTGGTGCAGACCTCACAGCGCAGGTATCTGAAGCAACCAGACTTGCAGTCCTTGGTGGCGTTGAACAAGAGCAGGCGCTTGAAACTACAATTTCTCTTACAAATGCTTTTGGTATAGCAGCAGAAGATCTTGCATCAAAAATTAACTTCCTTAACTCTGTAGAAAACCAAACAGTTGTATCTATTGAAGATCTGACAATTGCAATTCCAAAAGCAGGACCAGTTGTTCAACAACTTGGCGGAGATGTAGAAGATTTAGCATTCTTCCTTACAGCAATGAAGGAGGGTGGAATTAATGCATCAGAAGGCGCTAACGCACTTAAGTCTGGTCTTGCGTCATTAATTAACCCAAGCACAAAAGCAAGTAAAATGCTTGCAGAACTTGGTATAAATATTAAGGCGATAGTTGAAGGAAATGATGGTAATGTCAGACAAACTGTAATTGATTTTTCAAAAGCACTTGACACACTTGACCCCCTTAATCGTGCTCGTGCAATTGAACAATTATTTGGTAAGTTCCAGTTTTCTCGTTTGTCAACACTGTTTCAAAATGTAACCAAAGAAGGAACACAGGCAAGTAAAGTTTTAAAGATGGCTGGCGCTTCAATAGAAGAACTTGCAATTTTATCTGAACGAGAATTAAAAACAGTAGAAAACTCTGTTGGTGTACAGTTTAAATCAGCGGTAGAAGAACTTAAATTGGCAATTGCCCCAATTGGAAAGACCTTCCTTGAAGCAGTAACTCCAATCATTAAAACCATTGGAGGCCTTCTTGATAAGTTTAATAACCTTGGAGATGGAACAAAGAAGTTTATTGTAATTGCTTCTACCCTTGTTGGCATTATTGGTCCAACACTTTTGATGACCTTTGGTTTGCTTGCTAACGGTGTAGCAAACATCATTAAACTATTTCTTGCTCTTCGTGGAGGATTTTTAAGATTAGGCGGAAATAGTAAGATTCTTGCAGAGCAAACTAACTATTTGAATGCAGAACAGTTAGAATCAGCAACAGTTGCCGCATCTCTTAATCAGGCACACACAAGACTTACACAATCATTTACTGCAGAAACTTCTGCTGTAAGAGCACTCAGACAGGCATACATAGAAGCAACATTAGCCGCAGCAAATTTTGCTAGAGCAAACCCAGGAATGATGATGCCAGGAGGCGCCAAGGTCCCTAAGAAGTTTTCAAGAGGAGCAACCTATGTTCCAGGAACAGGAAACAAAGACACAGTTCCATCTATGCTTACTCCTGGAGAAGCAGTAATACCAAAACGAGTTGCACAAGACCCTAGGTTCCAGCCAATAATTGATGCAATGGTTAACGGCAATCTTCAAGGGTTTTCAGAAGGATCAGTCAGTGTAGGATCAAAGTCATTTAAAACAAGTAGTCAAAAAACTGCAAGAGATCTTGAAAAGACAATTGCTGAACTGATATCTAAGGGAATTCCTGAAGAAAAAATTGTTCGTGCATTAGAAAGAAATATTGAGCGTGGCCGCCCAATGAATGCCTCACAATTAAAGAGAAGACTTTCTATTGGTAGAGGTTCTTCATCTGGATCATCTGCTCCTTCATCAATAAGAACACTTGCAAAGCAGTCCCAATCTGGGTTCCTTCAAGAAACAGAAGCGGTAAAGAAAGCATTAAAGGAACAAGGCGTAGTATTAACTCCTGCACAAGAAAAGAATTTGTTTAATGTTCAAGCGTCCCACATTGATGAAGCACGAACTGGTGGAGTAAAAGAGTGGAAGGCCAATAATCTTGTTGCTGATTTAGGATATGTAAATAACTACATCAACACAGTAAAGGGTAAACTTGGAACAGATTTACTTAAGATGACTGATGCTAGATTACAAGAACTTGGCATTGACAGAAAAGAACTTCAAAAACTTCAGGCTGGAACACACCCAACTACAGCGGACGCAGCAAAAACATTAAGAGCAGTTGCACAATACGACTCAATTCGTAATCCAGCATCCTATCAGGCAAAAGCAGTTGTTGCTGGGCTAGAGCATAGATCTAGAACTGGTTTTTATGCACAACCAATGAAGACATTGGCAGAGACTCAACCAGTTTCAAGCAGGGCAGAAAGAGCAATAAAGTCTAGAGTAGACTTAATAGAGCAAGAAAAAAATGCAAGAGCAGGTAACGACTCTCAGCAGATAATGAAACAAATAGATAGAGACATAAGAAGAAGCGCATTAGGAAAACAATCTCCAACAAACTTTGGAACTCAAATATCTCCAACAACTGGGCATAGTTTTCCAGTTAAAGGTTTGGGTGGCGTTTATCAAAAGCCAGACGGAACCCTAGCATTTGTTAAGCCAGTTATTGATGCAAAAGCGGCATTGGCTGAACAAAGAGCAACAATTATTGCAAGAGATGTACATGGTCTAGATGCGCCTGAACAGCAAATTAGAACTATGCTTGACCCAACAGATCCAACAGGAAAAAGAAAACTTATTGTACTAGAGTCTCCTTTTGATCCTAGGTTTGATCCAAGTAAGATGACTGGCAAATTTACAAAAGATCAATACTTTAGACAACTCGTTGCTGCAAACCTGCGTGGAGACAAAGACTTAGGAAGAGGAAATCTTTCAGGAAATGTGCTTGCAGATGTTGGAACTGCAGGAGTTTTTGAAAAGGCTTCAGGAAAAAGAGATTTTGCTAAAACTATGCCTTCTATGGCAGAGCAAGCAAAGATTAATCTTCTTGGAGTAAAGGGCGGAGCAAAAAGATTCTTTGCCGAATCAACACTTGATATTCCTAGAGGAATGACTGCAGACGAATACCACAGTAGAATGATAAAAGAAATTGACAAGGTTCTTCCAAAACTAAGGGATACTCTTTCAAGGCTTGATCTAACACCTGCAGAAAAAACTGTCTACTCTGGAATGGTAGCAAGACTTGAAGAAGGAAGAAAAGTTAACTGGAGAGAATTCCACAAGATGCATTCTTCTGCTCTTGTAACTAAAAAAGAAGCACTCCAGGATAAAAAGACTGGTGATATAACAGCGATTAAAGGCAAGCCAAAACCTAAAAGGGCTGTATCAAGTTCTGGCAAAATATCTGACAGCGTAATTACTCAAATTCCTCCAGGTAAAACAGTTGTTCAAAAACCAAAGGGATTTATTAGTTCTCGTATTGCAGGTAAGTTTATGCTTCCAGGCTATGCGAAAGCCCCTACTGCAGCAGGTGCAACCATTGGAGATATTTCTCAATCACAAAGACTGTCAAGGGCACAAATTCTTGCTGCTACAGAAAAAATAAGTTTAAACCAGGCCAAAAAGAAAATTGCAGCAGAGGCAAAACTAATTGCTGCTATGAAAGAAACAACAGAAGCACAAAAAACAACAAAAGAAAAACTAACAAACTTTAGTAACAAGGCAAATCTTGGTATGGGTGCAATGAGTGGTTTGACAATTGCAGCATCCTTTGCTGGTGGAAGACTTGGAGAAGTGGCTAACACACTTATGCCATTTGTATTTGGTCTTCAGGGTATTGTATTGTTGTTGCCTCTATTGGCTAATCCTTGGGTTGCCGCAATCGCTGCCATCGCAGCGGTAGGTGGAATGATGTGGAAACTGGCTCGTGATGTTGAAAATGCGAGAAAAGAAGGAGTTAATCTTGCTAAGGCAATGAGTATGACTTCTGAAAAACTACAAAGTCTTTCATCCATAACTGGGACAGTAAGTGCTACGGAAGCAGCAGACAGAAAACGACAAAATACATTAACTGGTGAAAGTGCAGTTCAAAGAAAAGTTGGTCAAAATATTCTTGGTAGTGATTTTGGTAAAGGTCTTTTGGCTGATATTGAAAAACAAGCAAAGTCTGGACAAGGAATTCAAGAAATTGGTAGAAATATATCTACCAGTCTTTCTTATGCAATTATTCAAGGAGTAATAACAACAGACCAAGCAAAAAGTATTGCTTCTGCACTTGGAGAAGAACTAAAGAGTTATGAAATACCAGCAGTTATTAGCGGTAGATTAGTTAAACTTTTTGGACCTAATGGTGAAAACCTAGCAACAGATCCTCTTAAGATTACTCTTGAAATTCAAGAAGAGTCAATGACTAGACAGGCTGACTTCTTTAAGACTGCGCTTGAACAATCAGTTAGCACAATAACATTTACAAACTTAGGAAATGTTGTCACGGGCGGCGTTATGGCAGCCATAGGTGGAACCATGGCAGTAGCAGGCGTTCCAGCCTTTGCTGCAGGCGGAGTACCAGGTGTTGGGCTTATGGCATCAGGAACTGCTCTAACGGCGGCAGGTACAGCAAAGGTAGCATCTGGATTTTCAGATCAAAATCAACGTAGAGAAGTAAATGCAAACCTTGGTGCCGCAGCCCTACAACTTGGTTTAGAGCAAGTAGTTCTAAACAATGGGCTAGTTGACTCATTAAATAAACAGTATGAAATTAAACTTAAGATGGCTCAAACAGATGCCGAAATTAAAAAAATTGAAGATGAAAGAGCAGCAGCAATAGATGCACTTAATGCAAAAAATACAGAAGCGCTAAATCTTCTTATTTCTCAAAAAGATGCTTTTGGCCCAGAAATATTTACTAAGGGTATAAATGCAGCAATAGATGCACTTTATCCAACAGGACCTCTTAAGGTTTTTGCTGATGAAGCAAAGAAAGAACTAGAAGGAATTAAAGATGCAGACTTTAAGGCACTGCTACAGGTTCAATTTGCTGGTGGTGCACTTGACCCAGTAACCATAATGAAACTTGCCAACAACCAAGAACTACAAAGTAAATTTACAGTTATGGTTGAACAGCAGGGTAGTGAGCAGGCAAACCTAGTAATGCAACTACTTATGAAGGCTGGAACAGACGAAACTAACCTTCCAATCTTTATGGACATTTTAAATAAAGATAAAAAGAATTTTGATAAAAACCTTGATGCTATTTCAGTTCTCGCTAACATGCAACAAAAATATGGAATAACAATTGATGTTAATGATGACGGCGTAACACAGATTAAAGAAGTTGTTGCAGTAACCGACAAACTAAAAGGAATAAAAAATGAAGAACTTTCTAAAGAGGCATTCTTTGATCTTGGAATAACTGGAGATATGACAGGACCAGACTTTGATAAACTCTGGACCACTCTTGTCGGAACAGCAAATACAATTAACAAAAAGGTAGTAATTGACTTTGTTGCTTCTCAGGACAAGAATGTCGTAGATCAGTATATGGCTGCTATGGGAATTACTGCTCCAAAGGGCAGGCTTGGAGCAATGCTTCGTAAATCACTTGAGCCAAAAGCAGCAGCATGGAATACTGGAAGACAGGGTAAGGTTACTGTAGATCCCGATCCGACTGAAGAGACGGATGTAACAACAACAGGAAGAAACACAGTATTTGATAGTATACTTCAAGATCTTAAAAACACTAGAAATGCAACTATTAATGCCATGGGTGGTGCTAAAGAATTAATGCGTATTCTTGGCGGTAAAAAAGATATACAGTTATTTAATGGAATAGATCAACAACTATCTAAGTTGGGGGCTAACTCTGATTTTATAGACTTTGTTGGTGGGCTAGAAAATGCTGTTAAAGAAAAAATTATTAAGATTAACAAGCAGGGAGTTGTTTCATACGGAGAATTTGGTGAGGCAGCCAAGAAGGCATTTGATGAAAAACAACTTGGAGCGTTTAGTTCTAAGTCAGCAATAGCAATAAAAGAATTACAAGGGCAGCGTTCAGGGTTTGTGGCACTAAGGGCTGCTGGAGTTGAGACCGCAGATGCCGTTGAAATGGTTGCAGATGCCACGTTCATGGTTTCTCTTGCTGCTCAAAAAAATCCTGAAGAAATTAAAAGAATGACCGATGAGTGGAAGATAATGAAGAGAGAGATGGATCTTACCACCGCCGCAACAAATCCACAAGAATATTTCAATGACCAGATGGCTATTGCAGAAAGACAACTTAGTCATCAAGAAGAGATGGCAAGAAGAACTTACGAACCACAAATTGAGGCTACAGAGAAATTAGTTAAAGCAAACAACATCCTTATTGAGCAGGCACAGCGTAAACTTGAACTAGATGCTACATATGGTAGCCGACAAATTGACAAGATTAATGCTGAGATTGATGCATTAAACAGACAGATTGCCACAGGGATAGATGCGACAATTCAAGCACTTTCAGAAGAGTCAGCCAAACTCTCTGAAGACCAAGCAACCATTGCTAAAACAGTTGATGCTATTAATGAAAAATATGATTTACAAGAAGAAGCACTTTCAAAAATATCAGATCTAAATAAAGATATTATTGATGAAAAGAAAACTCAGATATCTCTTGCTGATGCATTAACACGAGGAGATATTTCAGCAGCAGCCCAGGCTGCAGAAGATATGAGGTCCGCTTCTGCAAGTCGAGCACTTAGTTCTGCCTCAGATGCAATTTCTTCAGCAAGAGGGTTTGAGGTTGACGCAGTTACTGGATCTATAACTGGAAAAAATTCATCTGCTATTACAGAAAGACAATATCAGATTGATCGTGAAACATATAGACTTGGAGTAGAACGTGCCAAGACAGAAGCATTAATTGCAGCAAAACAAGAAGAAATCTATAAGATTGACTTGTTGCGTAAACCAATTCTTGCAGAAATTACAAGACTTGAAGATCTTAATTATAATTATCTAAACAATGAAATTCCTTTATTAAGAAGTAAGTTAGACCAAGAACTTTCAGCAATTGATGCTCAACGTGAAAAGTGGACAACTGCACAACTTGCTATTGATTCTGCTAATTTAAGCACCGAAACATTTAAGGGCAAACTTGAAAAAGCAGAAAGTTTTGTAGACTCTATAGCAAAACTATGGGGAAAGATTACAGACAAAGATGTTAAAATAACAATTCAAACAATTGAAGAAGTTATTAAGCAACAGGCATCATTCGTAAAAGCAGGAACTGTAACAACACAAAGTGGAGCAGTCATAGCAGTAGATGCTAACGGAAGAGCAGCAGATGGATCTGTTCCTATATCGAAGTCTTCTGAAACTTCAGGAACAACGCTAGTTCCTGTTCCTAATTTTACTCCATACCTAGATCCACCAAAGAACACACTAAGCCCAGGAGATAAAGGCTTTGTTGGTCCCGTTGCACCAGAACCACCTATTGTAACTCCAAAGGCAACAACAAACTCCGCAAGAAGGCTTATGCCATTAGAAAGGCTGGCTCTTGCTAAGGGTGGAATGGTTCCTAACAATTTTATTGCTGGAGAATATGCCCAGGGAACAGATACAGTTCCAGCAATGCTTACTCCAGGAGAATATGTACTAAGAAGAGATGCAGTAAAGAAGTATGGAGTTAAGCAACTTGATGCAATGAATGTTGGATATTATGACAAGGGTGGAGAAGTATCTAAGTTTGCATCAAGACCAAAATATGGAATAAAATCTAATCCTGAAGAAAAAGGTATAGGTAGTTTCTTTAAAAAGAGTGACCGAGATAAATGGACCGCAGAATCTAAGTACAATAGTTTTCTGTCTACACACGCTAGAAAACTGGCAGAACGAGATAAACGAATACAAGAAATGCTTAACAAGTCTCCTCTTACGTCTTGGATGGGCGCAGAAGGTCTTGGTACTTCTGGTTTACTTAAGTCCATGACTGGACAGGGAACTAAGTCTGACAAAGTTATGGCTGCACTATTCCCACTAAATTTCATGGGTATGGGAAAATTTACTAAAGAAGGATCAAAAGCAATAAAACCAGTATCTTCTGGAGTTGAAGAGTTGGGTTCAAAGATTTTGAAAGACAACTTAGTAACTAAAATATCATCAATGCTTCCAAAAATAAGTGCTCCTGCTGGCAAATTTATGGGCACACTAAAGAAAATAATTAATTTACCACAAACCAGAAGAGCAGAAATAATAGCAGCAGAAGCAGCAGAAGCAAGAAAAACCGCAGAGGCTGTAGAGTTTCTTAAAAATAATCCACCAGCATCAAGGCCTACTGGTCCTGGTGCGCCACCATCACTATGGGATGGGGTAGACGATAGTTCTGGCATGCCTGATGATTTTTGGACTTCTATAGATGATGCTCCTGTTGATCCTAATAGTTTTTTCATGCAAAACGCTTTACAGCAAAAACCCCCAAGTGCTTTAAGAAAAACTTTAGGTAAAATTGGTTCTACTGTTGCTAAGCCTGTAACCGTTCCAGCAAAACTTTTAGCAAGAGCCGCCAAGATAGGTAAAAATTCTTGGGACGTAGGACAATCCAGTTTTAGATGGGCTGGAGATTTTGACTATTACGGCAGAACTACGCTGATGAGAGAAATTGCTAGTAGAACAATTGGAAAACTTGCAGAAAAGGTTAATCCAAAGGTAACAATGGGCTTAAAATTTGACCAATTTCACGCAGGGAAAGCCAAATCAATTTTAGATCTGATTTCTCCATTGCAAACATACATGAGGCCACTAGACGATACAACTATTGGTCTAAGATTTGGGCTTAAATATAGAAATATCCCGAAAAATATTTTAGAAAAAAACATAAAGCCTCCAGTAATGAAAGCATTAAGTTCTGCTACTGAACTAAAAAATTCAGTAAAAAATAAATTTACCACAATAAAAGACAAAATTACTCCAGATATATTGTCAACAGATAATCGTTTATTTAATTATCTTTATTCTAGTACTCCTGTTGGTGGATTGATCGCAAGAGGAGCAGCAGCAAGACTAGGTTTCAAAAAAACAGAAAAGGTTAATAAATCAGGCCTAGAACTTTCAATGGAAAAACTTTTAGAACAGGCTTTCTATCATGGAGGAAATCTTCCAGGTAAAATAAAAAATAGATTCCCAGTTCCTAATCCCATGGATAACAGCAACTACGTTCCAGCAAATAGAACTTCAAATTGGTTTGCACATGATTTTTTTGCAACAGTGGGCATTCCTCAAGCACAACAATATGCAATAACAAAAAATGCTGAGGGGATGGCAGAAGGAGCCTCTGATATATTTAGAACATTTTTTAATCTAGATAAATCAAAAACTTGGGATATGAGACCAGGATTCAAATCCCTGTATTCTCAAAATCCAGAGGCATACAGATTACTTGAGTCATACATAGCAAAAACAAGAGGCATTAAGGCTGCAAGGGAATTTTTACTGGGAGAGCGTGTTGCTGGAACAGCAATGGGTAAAATGGAAGGATTCGGTGGTACACCGTTTGAAAGAGGAACTCAAGGAGCAACACCTTTTACTGGTCTTAATCTTGGTGATGTTTTGGCTAAGACAGTTGATGGTGTACCGACAAGAGTTATAGATAGTATAATTCATAAAGGTGGAATTGGTAATTGGGGACTTCCAGAAAACCCACACACAGTTATTGCAACTATGAATCCAAAAACAGTTACACAAAATTTAACAAAACTTTTTCCAAGAGAACTTGTTGCCTCAACAATAGGTGCGCCAGAAGAAATGATACCAAGCATAATGGAAAGAATGCTAGATCAGGTTGCCAAAACAGGTAAAGCAACTCCACTTCTTGCTCAAGGACACGTGGGAAGAAGAGTAATATCAGGGCCTACAGATAGAATAGCCATGGCAAGTGGTGGACTAGTTCCAAGATATTTGTCTAATGGTGGATACGCAGTGGGAACAGATACCGTACCCGCAATGCTAACTCCTGGGGAGTTTGTTATAAACAGAATAGCAACCAAGAAGTTTGGTCCAATGCTTAATGACATTAATAATCTTCAGTATCCGTCCATGATGCAGGATCTAAGCCCTGCAACATATAAAAATACCAGATCTTCAACTGTTGTCCCTGCTGTTAATACCATGTCCACAAGTGTAAGCGACAACTCCAGAACCATGTATAATTATGGTATCAGCGTTAATGTTTCTAACTCTAATGCAAGCACAGATGATATTGCAAGAGCAGTTATTACTCAAATTAGAAACATTGATGGTCAAAGAATTAGAGGGCAGAGATAATGGCTACATCATCATACATGAACCAAAGAAAGAGATACCAAAGACCACAAGGAATTTTATGGTCAGAAAATTCTGGAACACTAACAAATGGATTTTATGTACCTCAAGGCTATGAAGTTGGTGGGGCATATCCAGAAGGAACATCTTCAGACTTAATTGATCAATTTTTGGTGTTGTCAGATCACAATAGAAATGACATGTCCTTTAGTCCGCAAAGAATTGAGCAGCGTCAAAGAACCATTAATGGAAGAATGAGATCTTATCACATTGCAGATAAATTACAGATATCTGTTTCTTGGAATAACTTGCCATCAAGATCACATAATGCAAATCCAAACTTTTCCGATGAAGATGGAGCAGCATCTGCTGCAGAGTATACTGCTGATGGCGGCGCAGGTGGTGGCGAACTACTTGACTGGTACGAAAACCACAAGGGTCCATTCTGGATGTTTTTAGCATACGATAAATATAAAAATTTTGAAACAAGTGAAAATCAATATGCACATCTTTCACAGTATAACCAGATACTTCAGGTTTATGTTTCTGATTTTAGTTATACAGTTGTAAAGCGTGGCGGAACAAACCATGATCTTTGGAACATAAATGTAAGTCTAGAAGAGGTTTAAATGTTTGTTAACGAAACACTAAAGACTCACTTTGAAACTTCATCAACAGTAAGACTTGAATCACTTGTTCTGGCTGAGTGGAACATGAATATGCCAGATAATATTTTTAAGATTGGCAACTATAGATATAGGCCACAAGAGCCAGGAAGTCAGTACCATACTCTTTTGCAAAGTTTTGACCAAAGTGATTCAGGAAATTATTACACTGGGGCACTTGAATCTTATACTATAGTTAACAGCGGACTGACGGATCAAGATGTTCCACAAGCATTTCTTTCTACAAAAGAAAAAAATAAACTTTTTTATTCTTTGCAAGATTGTTTAAATCCATTTAGACCGAGATCAGGAATAAATAAACCACTTTATTTTTCAGGTAAATACTTAGCAAACTCAGGGAAAAACATTGCAGAAAGACCAAGATACTACATGCCCTCTAGGTATGATCAATTTAAGTATTGGACTTCATACAGAACAGAGTCAAATAAGGAATACGGAATTTCTAACACTAAAGTAGGAACAGAATTCTACATAGCAGACACAGCACCATTTGTTGTCTATAAAGAGGCTGTTCCCGCAAATAGAATTGTTGTTAAGATGCAAACAAATACTGGAACAGTTGATCTAGGTCCTTTTCAAACCCCCACTGCATCTTTGCCAGACCCTTTGTATGGGGACCAAAATAAAACAACTCCAATAAAATGGAAAATTCAGTACCTAGACAACAATAACTGGGTTGACCTATATTCATTTGATCAGAATACCCTTAGAGATGATGGAACCGCTGCAATTAAATCAGACGGATACGTTGAACTTCAGTATGGTTTAGATGTTCCGGAAAAATATAAAGATATATTTGTTTATGCAGAGAGTTTATCTAGTGCGACTTTGCTTCCAGGTCTGTCTATAACTGGATACACCTATCACGTTGTTGAAAATGATGGGGATGCAGGAACATTCTATATCTGGACTGGTTCAGAATATGAAACATTCCCAGCAACATACGGATGGTCACTAGGCTCAGAGTCAATAAACAACAATATAGATTTTGTTACAGACTTTACTTCTCCATCTACCTACATTAACTATGAAAATGATTCAACTCTATACAGAGAGTTTTTATATATTAAGGGTTTAAGAATTGTTGTTGATACGATGAATAAGTTTGACTCAACCTTTGATTTAATTGAAATGTCTCCAAGGCTTGTAGCAAATATATCAGATAAAGTTGTTGACTACAAAGTAACCAAGGTTCTTTCTGATGTTGGCTCAACGTCTTTGCCAGTTGGACAACTCCTTGCATCAACTGGAGAATTAAATTTATTTGACGATGATCAATCTTTTAATTATGAAAATCCATCAAGTATAATTTATAAGTATATTAGAAAAAATATTAAATTTAATTTTTATGAAAACATTCTAGATGTTGATGGTTTTAACTATTATGTTCCAATAAAAACTTTATATTCGGATGGAATCCCACAAGCAAATAACACTGGGGCAAGCATAAGTATAGGTCTTCGTGACTTTTATTTTTATTTTGAATCAATGACTGCTCCAAGACTGTTGCTTACAAATGTTTCACTGAGTTATGCAATTTCTGTTTTACTTGACTATGTTGGCTTTACTAACTATAGTTTTAAGAGATTAGAAAATGAAAGCGATCCAATAATTCCGTACTTTTTTGTTGCACCAGATCAAAATGTTGCAGAGGTCTTAAATCAACTTGCAGTATCTACTCAAAGCGCAATGTTCTTTGATGAGTTTAACAATTTTATTGTAATGAGTAAAAACTATATGATGCCATCCAGCACAGATAGACAAACAGATTTTGTGTTGTCTGGAACAAATAATCAATCTTCTAGCGGAATAATAAACAATCAGTCCTCTGGAAAACTTCCTAACATTTTACAGATATCATCAAAAGACAAAAACGTTTACAATGACGGACAGATAAACTATACAACTAGATATATCCAACGCTCTTATGGCTCAGTGCGCCAAGCAAGCCTTATAGACAAAGAGCAAACATGGATATACAAGCCTGTGCTTTTATGGGAAGTTGCTGGTACAGAACAGACAAAAACAGTAAACTCTGCTTCATCAAACCAGAGCACCTACGTACTAGGAGCAATGCCGATTAATTCAGACTTATCTTCAAATCCTCCTCTTGTGGTAAACAATGCAATAACAAATAATATTTTTGATCTAGGAGAAAACGTTTTTTGGCTTACAAGATATAGAGGATATTTTTATTCTAATGGAGAAATCATTAAGTATGATGCGGCAGAATTTAATATAACTGGAACTGGAAATGTTTGGATATCAGATAATCAAGAATATCAAAAATACTTTGCATCCTTACCATTTAACGGAAAGATATATCCTACTGGACTAGTTCGCATATATTCAAAGCCTTATTATGAAATAGTAGAAGGAACCACAAAGTTAAAAAATGGAGAAGTTGAGTCTCACGGTAGAGGACAATTTGGTACAAAAATAACACAGCACTCTGCTGGACTTCCATCGTATTGGTCAAATAATGATTATGTTCGTGCTTGTAGAATGAAGTCGCAATATTTATTTACAACGGAAATTAGTCCAACTTTGCCTGCTACAGAAACAGGAGCCGCAGGAGTAGATAACGTTATATCAAAACAAACTACTAGAAATGGCGTGATTAAAAACTTTATGGCAGTTTCAAATAAAACAGAAACTGATGTAAACCTATTTCAGGCAACACAAACTGGAACAATTCAGTCTTCTGCCTTAGTGATAAACGGTCCATCGTTTAAAACAAATGAAATTCCACTGAACTATATTTCTTATGTTTACAAAAACCTTGATAGCGCATATAAACATTTTGGAACAAGATTACGTATTGTTGGAAAAATAGAAAATAACGTTGATCGCTTTCAAACGCCAATTGGATCAACATCTTATTATCAGGTAAATCCTTCAACCCCTAATCAAAACCCAACAATTGGCGGTGGTTCTGGCGGACTAGCAGTAATGGTTAACCCTGAAACAAATAATGGATATTACTTTGAAGTTGTTGCATTAACTGAAAGTAACATTGAGTCATACTTAAATATTGATGAACAAGGACAAAGTTCAATTTCAATTAACAATGTTGTTTTTTATAAGATTAAAAAAGAAACAGGAACCTCAGAAGCAATACCAGTAAAACTTTGGGGTGGTCTTGCAAGCATACTTGTCGATGATGGACGATTCACGGGACAGTACAGAATGACAGGACAAGAAAATCCAACGGTATATGACCTATCTATTGAGTACGAAAATATTGGCTCTACAAGAAGATTCTATCTTTACATTAACAATAAGTTAATTAGGGTGGTAGACGACACAGACCCTCTACCAATTTATAACAATATGGCACTGTTTACTCGTGGAGCATCACGCTGTATGTTTGAAAACATTTATGCAATATCTGAAAATTATTCACAAAATACTGTTTCAACAGTTGCAGAAAACATTTCAGATGTATTTGGCCAAGACCAAATTAATACCAGTGACTCCTTTAGAAAATATGCCATGAGCGGAGTTGTTCAGGCAACGTATCTTTCTGGTATAAGCGCACAACAACCACCAAAATATAATATGTATTTTGAAGAGTTTGGCACAATAATGAGAGAATGCTCATACTTTAATATTAAGTATGATCGTGCATACCCAGCCCTATACGCTAAACTTTCTCCCACATTTAACAGAATCAAGGGATACACCCACTCTGGGTTTTATGCAGACTCTTACGGGGCAGAGTTTTTAGTTTTTAACTCTACAGATAAAGCATTAAGCCTAGACGAAACTAGTGGAAATTATTTAAGAATTCAAGGTGTAACATTTACACAAGATACAACTCATTCATTAACTGTAGATGAATATTATAATAAAAGAGGAAATCTTGCAGACCCAGAATTAAAAGGAACAACTCTTGTGTATTCTCCATTAGTTGAACAAGAAAAATATGACAAAATTAAGTTAAGTAGGCTAACGTATGGAAAAAATGAGTTTACAATTGATACACCTTATATTCAGACAGAAGATGATGCCAATTCTTTAATGGGATGGATTACAGATAAATTAATGACTCCTAAAAAATCAATAGGATTAAACATTTTTGCAATACCAACTATTCAACTTGGAGACATTGTTACAATTGATTACAAAGACAATAACAACATTGACATGGTTGCATCAGCAGATTCAAGGTTTGTTATTTATAACATAGAGTATTCAAGAGGATCAGATGGTCCATCCATGACGCTATATTTGAGTGAGGTGTAGAATGAGATATTACGGAGTCGTGCATGATGGTGGCGGATATGTACCTGATGAAGTAGATGCAAAAGCCAAAAAACTTGCCGACATGAAAGCAAAGCGAGAAGCAGAACTTGCTGAAAAGTCAAGAATTCGCAGAGAAGCCGCAGGCCTTTCTACTGACACTGGTTTCTGGGCTGATAGGAATCGTGCAGTCACCGATGTTAAAAATGCTCTTGCCGCTGTTGAAGCAGACACAGGAGTAGAGGAAGCGCTAGCAATCATTGCAGCACAGCAAGCCCTTGAGGCTGCGAGAGATGCGGCTCCAGTAAGAAACATAGTTGCACAAAATCAATCTGCGCCAGGCCCAGTTTACGCTGTTCCGTTAACCCCAGCCCCAGTAACATATGCTGAGTCTTCAATAGCAAAAACGGAAACAGTGGCAATAAAAACAGCAACACCAGATATTATTTTATTTGATGATTCTGCAATACCAGTACAACTAATGCAAGATCTTTTATTTGAAGATATCGGCGGACAAGAATTAATCAACATATCAAGGACTGACACTATAAATGGACAAAACATTATATATCAGCCAATTAAAAATATTAACTCTATCAATCAAGAGTATAATCCAGGAAACATTCTTGGTCTTCAAAAAACATCAGACAAGTATTTTTCTGGATATGCAATTAAACTTGAAGAGCGTGTCCCAAAAGTAAGTAACTCTTTAGATGGAAACCCCGTTTACTTAGATTCTAATGGCAACTTAGTCGTTGACAGTATTAACTTAAATGCTGATGAGCAGGTTGAGATTCAAATCACCGTAAGTGGTACAATATATGAAATAGAACTTGGAGAAATCATCTCATGATAACTAATACTGGTAAGGAAATTATTGCTAAGTACATGCTTGGCCAAGCACCCGCCTTTGCCTCCTATTTGGCCGTTGGTTGCGGTTCTAAGCCACTTTTAGACGCTGACCCATATGGAGACTACTCCGACAAGACAAGCCTTGATTTTGAGATGTTTCGTGTTCCAATTTCTTCAAGGGGATTTGTAAATGAAAATGGAATATCAAAGTTAGTATTAACAGCAGAACTTCCTACAGAAGAAAGATATGAAATTTCTGAAATAGGATTATATTCGGCTGGATTAAACTCCGCAGCAGGTGCCTACGATAGCAAAACAATTCTTGCATTTTCTCAAACAGAAAATTGGCAACACCATACATTAACACAGGTTAGTACAATCCCAACAATTACTGAGCCATTAGATGATCCGCTTGATGACAACAATATAGCAACAACAGAAGCAGTATTTCAAACAAACGCAGACAATAGTATTTTTTACAAAACAACTCGTGCAGAAAGATACGAAAGATGTAGGTTTTTAAATAACGTAATTATTATTAATGGAGAAGAATCTAATCTAGCAAAAAGTGTTTCTTTAACAACTGTTGCAGGAAACGGAACCAGAATTACCTATACAACTTCAAAGGACCATAACCTAAAGGTTGGAGACTCTGTAACCGTAACAGGGGTTAACCCCGTAAACTATAACATCACTGGTTTAGTAAACACCATTCCGTCAACTACAACTTTTACAATCTTAAGTAACCAGGTTGGAACTTATGTTTCTGGTGGATCAACAACTGTTTCACATTTCTATATTGAAAGTGGTTCAAACCATATTCACCTACAGGGAACAGTGGTTGATTTTTCCAAAAACTCTCCAATTGATGAATTAAAGTTGGCATTCTCTGTAATTAATAAAGATGGTACTTCTACTGCAGCACCAGACACCGTTAGAGTTTTGGTTGAGTTTGCTTCATCTGATAATATTGATGGAGAATACGCAAGATTTGAGGCAAACATTGTTAAGGGCACTAGTGCTGGACAATATGACTTATTAAATAATCGTTACTGCCTTGTAACAAAACAACTTCAGGAATTATATACAACCCCTAACTTCACCTGGGACTCTGTAGCGGTCATTAAGATATATGCCTCTACCTTTGTCGGTAGTTCATTGTCCGACAATTTTTATGTTGCTCTTGACTCTTTACGCTTAGAGAATGTTTCTTCTATAAATCCACTTTATGGACTAACAGGATATTCTGTTATTAAAAATACAGATGCTTCAACAATTATTAAATCCCCAAATACAACAAACTATATTGAGTTTAGATTTTCAATAGGTGTTTCATAATGGCCGACATTGGTATTAAGAAGTCCATTGTCCCTTCTAACGAACTCCCTGCAATCAATCCTATTCTAGAAGGATATAAGGTTAGATATAGAATCGTATCTGAAGACAAGAACAGAACGTCTCACTGGTCACCATCTTATTTAATTACTCCAGACTTTACATATACTCCTGGAACTATAACATGCAACACTAGTGGCGGAATTGCAACGGTAGTATGGAACGATGTTGATATATATAAAGGAACCAAGTACGTAAGAACAGCAACAGATTATGATATTTGGGTAAAATGGGATAGATCAGATGGTGGAGATTGGTTATATAGAAGTCGTGTTGCTAACACTAGCGTGTCCTTGTTAGTTCCTTCAGAATACAAAATAAATGGAGTAGTACAATCACAAACTCCAAACAAGTTAACAGTTGAGATTTACCTAAAGGGTGACCCCATCACAAGAGATACAACATTTTTGCGGGTGTATAATCCTGCACACTATAACGTTTAATGATATAATGGAGAGATAATGGCTAAAGTACCACTACCCGAAAGAGGGCAACCACTAGATGTAACATACATCTATCAATTGGCTGAGACAGTTAATGAACTGGCTACTCAGGTTTCTTCTGCTACATACAATTACACAACAATAAATAATGGATCATCTGGCGCCCAGAGCGTTAAAACATCAGAAACAAAAATTGTTGGTGGGTATGTTCAAGTTGCAAATAATACAACCGTAAATGCATCGTCAGAGGTTTCATTTTCTTATACCTTTGATGATTTCAAGTATTCACCGATAGTATCAGCAACACCCTACAATATTGGAAATACCCCTGCTGGACAAAATGTCTCTGTTATTTTAAAAACAGTTACAACCAGCAAAGTTGAAGGTGTTGTAAGATTTAATGCATCTGGAAATTTATCTTTGGCTGTACATCTAATCATTATTGGCATACCAAACTAATAGAAAAAATGGGTGGAGAAGTTGATTAGTTGCAAAAAGTGCAATGGAAGAGTTTTTATTGATAGACAATTTACATCTATTCTTCACATTGAAACTTACTGTGTACGTTGTGGGAAAAGAGAATTCTATCATCCCCCGCAAGATAGTAGGGAGGGCAGATGGCTACTGCTAAACGAAAAATACAGAGCGAAGAATACAATAACGAGTCTGTAATAAAAGGAAACCAGAAGATTTGGTTTTTAAATAATGACTTAGTTAGAATACACCACAGTTCAAGATCAACTGGCATGGTTTCTTTTTATAATATTACAAAAGATAGACTTGAAACTTGTCTTCGTACAGACTTTCGTCGTAACAGAGAAAGAGCCTACACCATAGCAGAAACTTCGGTACTTGTCAATAGACATCGCAAGTATATGCCAAGACTAATTAAATCAGGAATAATTCCTGCTCCAACAGGATCAAGTTTTGGAGGAAAGACAGGATTTCAAATTAGGGCATACTATTCAGAATCTAAAGTTAAAGAGATCCGTGCTATACTTGCAAGTATACATATAGGACAACCAAGAAAAGATGGACTAATAACAAATAACATGACTCCTACTACGCAAGAGTTGACAAGGCGTATGGGAGACGGTATACTTACATATACAAAGACAGAAGATGGAAGATTTATTCCAACTTGGTCAGAGAGCATTTAAAATAAGAATGGGTGGACAATGGAAAACGATTCAACAAAAGTAAACGTAACTCTTGGATATACTCTTAACCTGGGAAATTTCCAGTCACTAAGACTTGATCTAGGCGTTATTGATAGTAAGCGTGATGGTGAAACAACAGAGCAGGCTTTTGATCGTGTCTATAAGTTTGTAGAAGATAAACTTACAGATAAGATTAAAGAAGCACAAGAAGAGGCTTCTGAAGGATAATGGCAGACCGCAAAGACAGAATGGCTTTGCTCAGTCGCTACAACAAATTTTATACACAACGCTATGAGCGTAAGTCTAATATCAATTTAAATGTTGAGCAGTGGGCAGCAGATGCTCTCGTAGAATCATATGGCATTTCGCAGTGTTATGATTTGCTAGAGTATTACTTTAGTATCGCACAAGATCCCACATGGAATTACTTTGCTTATAATGCAGAAAAAATTCTTAATGGTAAACTAGAAGTACAAGAAGACATTAAACAAAGAGCAGAATTAAGAAAAAAGGCAAAGGAGTGGCTGAGTGAATAATACAGAAGCAAAGGTAATCTCAGCAGTCCTAGCAGATAAACAACTACATGTTTTACTACAGGCAAACGTAGAAACATTGCTTCGTACACACAATGATGTATGGAATTTTATTAGACTATATGCTGAAAACAATGGAATGGTTCCTCCAACATCTTTGGTTGTAGAAAAGTTTAGAGACTTTCAGCCAGTACAAGGAATTGGTGCAACTAAGCATCACCTTGAAGAACTTCAGACAGAATATTTAAATGATAGCCTTAAAGATATTTTAAGATCCGCAGCAGGAGAAGTTCAAAATGGACAAGGCTCAATGGCGCTTGAAGAACTCATCACAAAGACTTCCCAACTAAAGAAAAACACCTCAGCAATTCGTGATATTGATGCAACAGATATTGATTCTGCAATTGCATATTTTGAACAAGTAAAAGAACAACAGGCATTAGGGCACAGAGGAATTAAAACAGGTTTGCCAGGGTTTGATAACTATCTACCATCAGGAATTATGCCAGGGCAGTTGGGAGTCTTTCTAGCATATCCAGGTATAGGAAAGTCATGGATGGCTTTGTACTTTGCTGTACAGGCTTGGAAGCAGGGCAAGACACCACTTATTATTTCTCTTGAAATGAGTGAGACAGAAGTTCGTAACCGTGCATTTACTATCATGGGTGAAGGACTTTGGTCACACCGCAAACTTTCAAATGGTGAGGTTGAACTTGACATGATGAAGAAATGGCATGCGAACAAAATTGAAGGTCGTCCACCGTTCCACATTATTTCTAATGACTCTGGTGGGGAAGTAACCCCTTCAGTTATCCGTGGAAAACTAGATCAATACAAGCCTGACTTTGTTGTTGTTGATTATTTGCAGTTGATGAATCCAAACCAAAAGGCTGATAATGAAACGGTAAAGATGAAAAATCTTTCACGAGAACTTAAACTAATGGCTATTAGCGAAGAAGTTCCTATTATTGCTATTTCATCTGCTACCCCAGATGACGTTAAAGATCTTTCTACAGTTCCTACTCTTGCACAAACGGCATGGTCAAGACAAATTGCATATGACGCTGACTGGGTATTAGCCATGGGTCGTGCAACTAATAGTGACATTATTGAGTGTGCATTTAGAAAAAATCGTAATGGTTTTATGGGAGATTTCCTAGTTCAATGTGACTTTGATAAGGGCTATTATCGCTATAAAGATTTTGAGGATTCAAAATAATGCTTAATAAAAATAAAAAGATATCCTTTAGACCATCTACGGAAAAGTCGGAACTTCTTACAAATCATCCAAGTCCAGGATACCATCACATACCAGAGTGGTTTAAAAAACAAAAACTATTTTCTAATAATGAAAATGATTATTTTAAAGCATTTAAAAAGTCTAGGTTTGCAAAAACATTCAAGATGTGCACACCACTTGTAGACTCTATTTCCTCTGGGTATATGTTTACTCTTCCAGTTGATATTGCTGTATTAAATGTTTCAACTAACGGTGGTTATGTTCCGCAGATTACTTGGCATGTTTCTTGGCAAGTTGTTGATCCACAGCCAAAGGAGGTTTTAGGTCAATACCCAGTGCCAGATGGATTTTATCCACAAATGTTTAGATGGCACCCAGAATGGATTGTAGAGACTCCAACTGGATATAGTTTATGGATTACTCACCCATCACATAGATATGACTTGCCTTTTATAACCATTAATTCATTTGTTGATACAGATAAACATCCAAACGCACTAATGTTTCCATTTTTTATTAAGCAAGGCTTTGAGGGCATTATAGAAAAAGGCACTCCAATTGTTCAAGTTATACCAATTAAAAGAGAATCTTGGGTAACAAGAGTTAAAAAGTTTAATATAAAAAGCATTTTAATAGGCTTTGATAATGTTGATTTAAAATTTTCTAGAGTGTATAAACATAACTATTGGTCAAAGAAAAAATATGAATAGTATATATACAGAAGAACAAATTCGTCGTGTTCTAAATGGAGCAGGAATTGATGTTGAGGCAGAGTTTGGCTCTGATTTTATTATCTTTTGTCCTTATCACAACAACAACAGGACACCTGCTGGAGAAGTATCTAAAGAGTCTGGGTTATTCTTTTGTTTTGGCTGCCAAGTAACTAAAAATTTAACTGAACTCATTATGTTTATGTCAAATAGAACATATTTTGAAGCAGCACGATATATTAAAAGTAAAGAGCAAGAGTCAAACCTTTCTTCTGTAATTGATAAAGCGCTGTATGCTCCTGCAGACTTTGTGCAGTATGATGAACTATTAATTAAAAGACTTAACAACCAGGCTATTGAATCTCCAAGAGCAATGAGATACTTTGAAGGTCGCAGCATCACTAAGGATTCTGTGATAAAATTTAATCTAGGATATTCAGAAAAGCAAGATTCAGTAACTATACCAATGGCAACACCTGATGGAATGTGTATTGGTTTTGTTGCTAGAACTATTGAGGGCAAAGACTTTAAGAATACACCAGGTCTACCAAAGAGTAAGATTTTGTTTAACTTGCACAGAGTTAAAACATCAACAACGGTCTATGTAGTTGAATCATCATTTGATGCTATTAGACTTGATCAAGTAGGTTTCCCAGCAGTTGCAACACTGGGGGCTAACGTTTCTGCATCACAGATTAAACTATTATCAAAGTACTTCAACAATGTTGTGCTTGTTGCAGACAATGATGAGGCTGGCTCTATAATGAAAGATAAACTAGTTGAGAAACTAGGTCATCTTGTCACAGCAATACAGTTAGATAAAAAATACAAAGACATAGGGGATATGGATGATGAGACAATTAAAAAGTTGGAGTTCCAATTTGACAACTCAATCATTGCTATGCTAAAATAGAGTAAAGGAAAATAATGAAATTTAGAACACAATGGATAGAAGCACTAAAGACAATGAGATTTAAGTCTTATTGGAATAAGCCAAATACGGTAGAGTTCTTTGCATTTATGACAAAGATTTGTATTATCTTCCCTGGCCTTCTTTTAGGCAAACAGTTTTGGTGGCTATATATATTTGCATTGGTATCAAGCCTTGCATTAATTTGGTCATCAACAGTAAAAACCTTGCCAACAATTATTTGGTTTAATATATTGTGGTCTTTACTGGCAATTTTATCAATTGCAAAACATTTTGGCGTAATACTATAACAAAACA